CAGACCGCCATGCCGACTGCCACGGAAGTGCCACGTGCCAGACGTGCGTGTTCAAGAAGTTCAATGAAATGCTTGATATGACGCCCGAGTAGACTGCCGAAAATTTCCGCAATTTGGGCACGATGGTCAAACATTCCTTGTCAGGCTACAAACGCAAGTCCTGCGGGTTCAGCATCTTCTGCACAACGGACACGGACGAGGCGTTGACATGGCTACAAAGCATGCCGTCAAAGCACTTCCTCGTCGACCTAGAGTCCCACATGGGCAGTCTAATCCCGAATTGCGTCACGCTCAAGCCCGTTGGCATGCCCTACGTACTACTCTACCACGGGCCTAGAGTGAACCATAAGGCCATTGCAGACGATCTCAGGCTGCGAGACGGCTTTTCATTCGTCTGGGATGCCACCATGGAACGAGATTTCCCGAACCCGATTGACCTCCAGAAGTGGTACGCTACAGCCAAAGCGGCCAAGACCAACCATAAGACTAGCCTTGCACACGCCTTACAGGAATATGAGGGACGCATGCGCAAGATGCACAAGGTTGACTATAACGAGTATAGCCAGCTCGTGCTCACGCAGGATCTCATTGACTACGCCGTACGTGATGTGCAAGCGTTGGAGCACATACTCAATTGCCGTCACCCCAAGACTGCCTATGCTGGAACAGTTACCATCGGGATGTTTTCCTTCAAGCTCAACGACGCTGAGCTCGAGCGATACACAATGTAGCACGGGCAGGACATCAGGTGGTGCTAATGCAAGAACGGCACACAACAAGCCTTGTCCTGGGAGCAACTGACCGCGATGATATCAAAGGAGTGCGGTCGTCAGATGGAAGTGGTGGACGCAGGGTCGGACCCAGATGTGTGCAAGCACAACCCGCGAGGCGTCCAGTGCTTCAAGCAGAGTGTTTTCTGGGCACTCTTCGGCAGGTGCGTCGACAAGTGCAAATTACGCCCAGGTGACATCAACGCCGCCACCGCCCCGCAAATGATTGAGACGATAACGGGCTGGACAGAACACTACATCTCAAGCCAGATCTCGGAACAGGGGGCGTCCATCAGTAACCTCGCCAATCTCGTCATGCTCAGCCAGAACGGCACCAAGAGAGCTCTAAAATTGAAGACGTGGACCAATGAGCTCTCGCTTGGCTACGTTGCAGTAGGAGCATCCGTGGACAGAAACGCCGACATCAACGTCGCAATATCCAACGGACACGCCTACCCCATCATGAGCAAAAACGCGCTCGCATGCGCTCGATTCGTCAGACCGGAGTTTGGCAAACCTGTCGATTGCAAGGACGAGTGCTGGCAGAAATGTAGCCAGTACGCCAAGTTCATGCGCGACATTCCCGCAACCACGCAACCACTCAGATGCAGGAACACGGAGGTGATAATCGAGTCCGTGCCAATACGTATCACCAGTCTCCATGACGTCCACAATGACCTAGGAGCGTTGAACCGCATCAACATCGAGAACACGAACAGGATAAACAAGCTGTTGACTGCTAGATACCTACATACGCAGTAGAACCCCAGCCCAAAGATTGTCGAGGAGGAAGGCTCCGGCAGACGCCTACTCCACGCCGGTTGTTTGCCCGCCAAGGTACACACACAGATAAACGTGCGCGGCAATATCCACATCTACTCGTTCAACAGGAGGTTGATGGAAGAGGCTGTGACACACGCATCCAAAGTTGCTGCACTGCAAACACTGCCCATTTTCATGGAAAAGGACGACAGGCACTATCACGTATCTTGCGCATGTCCTCTAAACGCACTCGTTGCGGTCCAGGGACGTGTCTCGAAACCGGTCTGCACCATCCACTAACCCGTCATGAACATGTTCAAATCCACCATGAAGCGACTACTTGAGAATATGCTTATCGAGTATGGATTTGCCGAGCCCAAACCAATCCAACAGATCGCGACGGAGTACATTGCGACCATGAAGCAGTACACAAGGGAGGAAAGGGACCGCAAGATCGCCGACATAAACAGGCTTTGCGCAGACGGATCACTCACGCTCACATCAATCCAGAACGTAGTTAGGATGTTCGTCAAGCAGGAGGTACTCGCCAGTGAGCGAATGGTCGATCGGCCAATATGTGCACGAGAAGTCCTGTTACGAGACTTATCCCATTGCATACTCCACTACACCCAGGATTAAGTCTACAGGCTCAAAACGTTCGTTAAACATGCTAACAGTGTCCAACTCGCCCGCAGGATGAAAAGGGGCGCGGGAAAGGCGTGGTTTTGCTTCGAGACAGATTTCAGCAATTATGACAGCTCACAATCCCGCGAGATCCAGGACATTGAGGCGTACGCCATCGAGATAGCAACGTAATGCTGGGAGGCACGTGCGCTCTGGAAGTCCATTACGGAAACCGATCTCGACATACGCAACAGAGCATGGAGAGTCCTCGCACTCTACTCAAGATGCTCAGGGGAAAAGACCACTTCCCTGTTCAACACCCTCGTAACCCACACGTTTAATCAATTCTGCCTCGCCTTCCATCTCGCCAACGATAATGCCTACTCACAAGATTTCCAGAAGCTTTGCGCGAGGATTGCCACAGGGGAAGACCTTTCACGAGAGATGAATGGCGATTCATCGTACTCATGCGTTGAAGGTGATGACACCCTCGTCCGCGTCAACACAGACATCCAGTCATCAATCGAGGACATGGCCGACATGCTCGGGTTTGAAGTCACCGTAGTCAAGCGAGAGAACGAGGATGGCGAGACATTCTGCAAGTTCGTAGTCTCCGCAACGTCCGACGGGTTCCACTGTGAACGCCCACTAGGCTCCAACTTCTTCAAGCACGGGTTCACCACCAAACAGGGACTGAAGGCAGGCTCAAAGCGTGAGTCCATTCTCGTACAATCCAAGATCCTCACCATGCTATCCGAGTACCCAAGCGTCAGCGGCCTCAAGGACTATGCCCGTGCCGTTTTTGGTACTCTGAAGGAAAAAGACATCAAGATCGACCTCGACAAGCTAATCATTACGAAGAGCCGCGATTACCGTAGCACACTCCACAAGATGGGCTACGACATCACAGACGAGGGTAAGGTCTAATCCAGAAGACCCGCCGGTTGGGACTACGACGCCCGAGATAGTGAGCCGATCTCCGCCGAGCTCCGACGTCTGGCTGTCGAGGTGAGAGAGAAGGGCCGCTACATCGCCGTTGACCCTGATGAGTACCCTCTCCTCTCAGCAGGCTTCAAGGACAAGAACAAGGAAATCACCTTCATTCCCGATCACAACACCTACGGAAGAGTGGGCACCACTGATTACATTCGTGGCGAGGCATGCACCAATGCGCATGAGCACGGCCACCTGGTTCCCTCTCCACCCCAGCAACCCCGAGTGGCGCTCACCCGCCCACTTGCTGGCAAGTCACGTGCGTTTGGCGCCCGCCCATTGTCCCGCAAGCAGGTGAGAATGTCATTGCTCCTCGGAGGCGTCGAGCCCAACCCCGGTCCAGTGCTCCACTGGCGCGCGCGCACCTCGCGCCTTCAGCCACGTACACTGACTCGCCGTGAGATTGAGATACTATTGATGATCGGCGGAGTCGAGGTAAATCCCGGGCCCGAAGACTCACTGCTTCCCGCGATACTTCCTGACGTTCCCGACATCTCCACAAGTGCTTCACGTTCCGCCAGTGCCAATGAAAGCCATGCATCCACAACCGCACACTCTATCGCATCGGTTGCCTCACCCCACGCTCAGCAAGGTGACACACAAAGTGTTAGACGAGCCAGAGGCGTGTATATAAAACAACACAACATGGACCCCACTGAAGACCTTTCGGACATCATTGACACCAAGAAGCAACCTCTGCCACCAGCTCAGAAGAAGGCGGAGTCTATCCAGTTCTAGTTTGTCGATAAATCCCCAAATCTCTATGAAAGCGACATTCTTATCGAGCTGAACTCATTCCTCGACGATCAATGGCAGAAAAACTCAGCCAGAAACCTCATCATGACAGATACGTTGAAGAAAGACTCCGACGACGCCCAACCAGTTGACTACGTGAGGAACGTACCCGTCTTCCTCTTCAGAGATGAGAACGACCTAAACACCCTGCGAATCAACCTCGGATACTTCGCCCAATACGGTATTCTCATTGGCATACCCCGCAAGCATTACTAGTACCTGAGAAGCCAAAACAAGTTGAAAGCGCGTGACCTCGTCAAGCCATTCACTGCGCACAATGACAAGCTTGGATTCGACTTCGACGTCGTCCTCAAGCGATTCGTGCACAAGGCGACCGGCGGCAACCAGTTCCAAGCTTCCTCGTACAAGGACCTGCTCAAGCAAGCATCTGC